ACGTTGAGCGACTTTTACAGATACTTCGCTCAGCTTAATTTTTACGATATGAGAAGTAAGGGGATTTCTATCTCGGAGATCTCACCTGAAGTGTATCGTAAGAGGTCTGTGATTAGAAGATACATGCATAAGCGCATGAGTAACCAGAAACTAGATTACTGGTCTAGGGTTCCTAAAACTAAAAACGCAGATGTCCTATGGAAGAGCCTGAGGCCGTTTAAGCCTTACGTATTCACTGGAGTATTGGAAAATGATGTTACTATGGAAATGGGTAAGCTGAAGTGGTGTAGAAAAAAGAGTCACTTGGGTTTCAGGAATGTAGACCTAGATAGACTACTAATCAATCAGGATAGATTTGCCTACGCTAAGAACGATAAATGCCCAAATATTCTAATAGATGACGATTCAGAAAACTGTGAACTATGGGAGAAGGCTGGTGGGATTGCGTACTATTACATGGATCATGCGTTCGTAGTAGATAAGATCATAGAGAACGTAAAATCTGACTTAATTCAACACTCAAACATTGACTTCTTACTCAAATGGGACGAATCCCTGCATAGATACGTGTACTAAGAGTTATCATACGTACATGAGTAAGATTGCAATTGTCGGAGATTTTCATCTAGGTGTAGCGCCAAACAACTCCCTCAAATTTGAGGTACTGTTTGAATCTCAGAAGCGTTTCTTCACTGAAACTTTAATTCCTGTGCTGACTGAGCGAGGGATCGACACCATCATATTTACCGGAGATCTATACGATCAGCGTAGGAGAGTTGATTCGAAAATCTCTCAATACGTTGAAGGTTTGTTCCAGAATGAACTCAAGAATTTTAAGTGTATCGTAATTCAAGGTAATCACGACACATATTACAAAGACGATCTTGCAGTTACTTCTCTTTCAAATATCTGGTCGAAACAAAATGTAACGGCAATCACGAAAATCACCCCGATGGAATTAAAGGGTGTGAAATTCCTATTCGTTCCTTGGCTCACAACTTCAATGAGTGAGTCGTTTGTGGAAAATGTGAGCAAGGTTGCAGGTAAATTCAAGTACGTTGTTGGTCATTTTGAAACGATGGGATTCCCGTTCGAAGCTGGGTCAATATGCACGAATGGAATGAACCCAGAAGTACTATATAACAATTTCGAAAATACACTATCTGGGCATTTCCACACTGAAAGTTACAAAGAGGTGAATGGTAATAGCATTCATTATGTTGGTACACCCTTTCAACTAACATTCGCTGACGCTAATGAGCGAAAGGGATTTCATATTTTAGACGTAGTAACTAATGAAAGAGAATTCATTGAGAATACATCGTCTTGTAGATTTGTTAAGCTGAAGAGTAGATCTGACTTGGAGAAATACGAAACACTGAAGAATTGCTTTGTTGAATTTGAATACAAAGAAGGAACTCCAGAAGATGAATTGTATATTGTCGAGAAGGAAGCGATTTCTAAGAATCCAGTGTCGTATAAGGCGTATTTGAAGGTCATTGATCGAATCGAAGACATCAATTCTGACAAAACTCCCGAAGAAGTTAAGATTTTTGAAGATATGAGCGTGGCAATCCACAGTGAAAATATGATTTCAATGGCTATGGTTTTTCTAGAAGCGAATCCGTATGATGATCCTGAAATGGTTATTGAAGTCATTGAAGAAATTCGCGCCAGTATTAGCGGCTAGTGCTAGAATATTTGTATGTCCAAGAATCGCAACAATAGATACGCTGGTGTAGCTCGCAACACTACCTCGAATAGCAAGATCGCCAAGCTCCGTAAGGAGATGAACGACCTTGAGAAGGCAATCACTCCTGAGATGATCGAGAAGGTCAGTGCTCAGGTTCTTTCGACTCATAGTAATTCTCTACTCAGTGGAATAAACAACACTGCAGAGAATTACCTGTCGAAGACTGTGATGGTTAATCCAGCTACCCCGGAAGATACATTGCAAGCAACGGTATCCGTTCCAACTGCGGAAGCAATCGGACCTGTAGCATTGGTAGAAAAGCCATATGTGTACGGGTATACTTCTGATTTTAGCGGATCTGCTCAGTTCAGAATGATCTTCCCCTTCAACTCGATTAACTCGCATTTCGGCCACACTGGAAAGATTCAGTGCATGGTCCAGAATCAGATAGTCACGCAGGAAGATATTCTGCCTTTCGTTAGAGCATTCTGGTTCAAGAATCCTTACGAAAACAATAGGACTTTCGAGATCTACGTCTATAAAAAGTATCAGGAGAAGTATCAGTATAAGCTGATTGCTGAACTTGACGACTATGTATTCGAATATCCAGAATGGCATCCACTTCATGGAACATTCACCATCGACAATGCGAGAACATTGCTAGACAATCTTCGCAAGGTTGATGAGGTAGTGGTTTCTACTGAGAACTTGAAGACTCTTTTGATTGAATTGGGTGTGGACACTCCTATCACAGTCGTTCCAAACTTGCTACCTAAGGCATATTACGGAACCGACGTGAGCAAGAGATACCGCCTAAAGGATATTGAACGTCCTACGATTCTATACAATGGATCGAATTACCACTACGCCAAGTCAAATGGTGACTTCGATGGACCTGTTAAGGACTTCATCCTCCGTAACTTGGATAACATCAACTTCATCTTCATGGGTGTTGGTCGTAGGGCAGACGGCTCATTGACGCTTCCGGACTACCTACAACAGCCAGCAAAGGAAGGCAGGATCAAGATCATGCCTCACTACTCGGCCACCGAATATCCATATGCTCTTCGCCAGCTACGCCCTGATTTTGTGATTGGACCTCTTCGTAAGTGTAGCTTCAACTCGGCTAAGAGAGATCTTCGCTATTTGGAAGCTGCGGCAGTTGGAGCTATATTCATCGGTCAGACATTTGAAGATGGAACTAGTCCATATCAGTTTACTAGAAATGGTTTCGAATCTGCAGAAGATATTGAAGCTGTCATTGCTAGATTGAAGAACAAGGACGTATTCAACGAAGAGTTGAAGATTCAATACGAAGGATTGACCACTCGATGGTTGGACGACGTGAATAATCTACTCAACATCGTCAAGATATTCGGAGATGGAATCAAAGGCGTTCAGTTGACCCCCGAGCATGAGCAGTACAACCAGTTCAAGGGAAGAATTGACGAAGATGGCTTCTTCCGATAATAAGATAAGTAAGGAAAGATTCGATAAGGCCGCACAGGAAACTGTAACAAGTGAAATTACGGTCTTAGAGAAGAGAATCATGAGCGATCTCGCAGAGATGATCGGAGACGCTCATACTCTTTTAATGGAATCTAAGGTATTTGATAGATTCAAGAAGCACTTGAATGGTAGAATTCCGGGGCTTGAAGATATTAATTACCTGAAACGACTAATAGAAGTTGCGGTTGAAGAACATAATAAGGTATTTCTAAAATATTTCGACGTTATCGTTGAAAGAGATCCTAGAAATAAGACAAATATAGGGTTTGAATTCAGAGTCAAGCCTGAGTTGTTCCGCTAACGCCCTACGCTTGCTACCATATGGGGGAGAGAATACCCCTCAAAAAAGCAGGCGCTAGATGACGATGTTTAAGAATCTTTGGCTAGATAAGACAAAGAACCAAATGCACCTATGGAGTACTGACGGTGCATACAACATATATGATTTCAAGTGCAAGTCATACGAAATCACACCGAATGCAACCAATGCAACAATGAGAACAGTGGAAGGTATCCCTGTTCGTGCGGTGTATGATACTTGCATGGATGAGCGTAACAAAATGAACGCTAACATCCGAAACTGCGAATCTGACATTCAGCCAGAAATCAGATTTATTGCAGAATTCTACAAGAACGTAGACAACTTGAAGTTCGATTTCCGAGACTTCAACGTATGCTATTTCGATATTGAGGTTGAGGTTGATAAGGGATTCCCCGAGCCAGCACTTGCCGCTCGAAGATTCAATCTCATAACCGCATACGGAAGCAAATCTAATAAGTTCGTCACTTTTGGACTCGAAAAAGAATTTGCCGAGCATGAATATCTCACCGACGAGGATATTCAGCGCGGAGTGTTCCCAGACGGGCATGAAGAATACAAGGAACTAGACGAAAATGGAGTATTCGTCAAGAAGACTCGATTCTATGTGAAAAAGAAAAAGACCATCACATTCGAATCAGATTCGGCTAAAGGTTTAGGTTACGAACACAACTACGAATACATTCAATGTGCAACCGAAGAAGAGTTGCTTGAATCATTCTTCAATTACTTCGAACAGCAGAAATTCGACATCGTGTCCGGATGGAACTGTTTGACGTTCGACGTACCATATCTCGTCAAGCGTTGCGAGAATCTCGGCCTACAGTGTCATCGTAAATTCTCACCTGTGCGTAGAGTGTATCTCGTTGAGAAGAGAAACGACTATAACAAGATCGAACTCATCCCTGTTATCGCTGGACTGTCAGTTCTCGATATGTTGCCTACTTACAAAAAGGCGAATCTAAAACAGCAAGAGAACTATAAGTTAGGAACTATTGCCAGCGTCGAAATTGGTACCTCTAAGATTGATCTTGGCCCTGATGGACTCAAGATGTATAAGAAGGGGCAAAACGGTTGGGCAAAGTTTACTTACTATAACGTCATCGACGTAGAACTCCTAGTTCAAATGGAGTTCAAGAAACACTTCCTAGAATCTGTAATTAGCGTCTGTGCTGATGCTCGAATTCCGCTGGAGTATTTCTTCATCTCTAAGCGAGTCATTCTCGGCTTTATGATGAACTATATGCACTCTAAGGGATTGGTGATTCCTAATCCCGGTGAGCAACAGCACGTTCCATATGAAGGCGCGTATATCGTAGCAAATCCGGGGCCGTATAAATGGGTCGTATCTTACGACTTCAAGGCCATGTATCCTTCGATCATTGCATCGGCTAACATCTCAACCGAGACTAAGTTCAAGGGGCCTGTTCCTCCGGACGGTAGTTATTCCAAGTCAGTCATCAAGGATGTCTGGTATAACAACGAGGCTCTTGGAATTATCCCTGAGATAGTGTCGATGGTCGTGGATGACCGAGACAAATACAAGAAGTTGCAAAAGGTACACTCTAATCCGTCAGACAAAGAAAATTACGACCCTGAATTGGCCTCTTTCTATAAGAGGAAGCAGGAAGCCTATAAGATCTACGCGAATACCATTTACGGCCTACTTGGAAACAGGCACTTCCAGTTCTATGACGTGGATAACGCCGCATCGGTTACCGGAATTGGACGTTATCTGATTCAATATTGCATCGACTACATCATTAAATGGTTCGACATCGGCCTTCCGAAGAGCGAAAGATTCAAACACGAATTCGGTGAATATGCAAATGTCACGATTAAGGGGTTGTTGGACGATGCATATGTCTCTGCACAGGAAGATAGAGACACTCTAGGAAAATACAAGAGACTCGTACTTGCCCACACAGACTCGTTCTTCTTGGATTTCTCTGACATTTACTCACCTTTCATTGGAAAGAAGCGTACCGAAGAAGAGTTTAAGGCTCTTCTCGATAGATACTCCAATCCTAATTCACCTGATTGCGACAAATCAGTTTCTTCTATTCTTCAGAGTAGATGGGAAGACGGTTCATGGCCTGAAATGAGCCTGACTGAATTCTCCCTCAGGTTCGAGCATTGTGTATTCGGTGAAATCAGAGCGAAGATCCTCGACAGGTGGGCTACTGAGAACAATTACCGTGAGAATCGCCTGTGGTTGAAGCTAGAAAAGTGTTGCAACCACTTAATTGAGTTGACGAGAGCGCACTACATCTGTTATCTTCAGTACGACGAAGGTGACGACTTGCTAAACTCTTCATTCGAGAAGAGATTCAAGCCAGTCGGAGTTGAACTGGTTAAGTCTGATACCCCTGCGTGGAGTAAGACGCACATCAAGAAGCTCCTAGAGATGGTTTTCAATGACGTTCCAAAAGACGAAATAATCAGGAAAATTGGAGAATACCGAAAGGACTTCAAAGATCCGAAGAACATTGTAGGAATTTCGAAGCCAGTATCGGTGAACACACTAGATGCGGCGAAAAACGGAGTAATGCCAGCCCCTCGAAAAGGAGCTAACGCATTTAATGCGGTGATAGATAGTAGTGACGAGTATTCAGGTTA